CAGTAGTTGATACCGGCACGATTGATACCTGGTACCGTCCGGACTTTTCAGCAGATTGCAGGATCTACTTATCTGAGACCGGAGAGATTTTCGAGCTTATGGCATCTCCGGAGGATATCAATAGGCAGCATCAGTACACACAGCTGAGAGTCCGCAAGATTGGAGGTACATCTTAAATGGCAGCAAGGAAAAGCTCAATAGAAATTGATTTTGGAGTCTTTGCAGACCTAGCAGATCAGCTTGATCGCTTAGGAGCGGACTTAAAAGAGTGCTTTTCCGAAGTCATGGAAGAGGAAGGTAAAAAGGTTGCCCAGGATACGGTCAAGGCCGTGCAGGAAGTCAACTTACCGGCAGGAGGTAAATATCGCTCAAGGCAGAGAGAAACAGAAAACTCAATAATCATGGAGCCGAAGGTTGAATGGTCCGGAACACTTGGATCAATAGGACTGGGATTTGATAAGACAAAGCCTGGAGCAGGTGGATGGCTTATCACTGGAACGCCTAAGATGCAGCCTGATTATGCACTTGAGAAGATTTTTACTCATAAGAGATACGAGTCCAACATGAAAAAAGCTATCATGCAGGGCTTACAAGAGCAGATAGATAAAAGGTTAGGGAAATTTAGCTGATGGAAGATGAGCTTATCACATTATTAGAATCGCTCGGATATGGCGTATATAGGCAAGGGTCCTTTGATGAGGATAAGAAGTATCCGGAAAGCTTTTTTACATTCTGGAATACATCATCAGATGATCATACTCATTACGATGATAAGGATTATTTAGCCGAGTGGGAGTTTGATGTGAATTTCTATTCCGTGGATCCAGTGCTTACCTATAGTGTGCTTGCAGAGGCAAGGATTCTTCTTAAGGAGAATAAGTGGATTGTACCTACCAGAGGATATGACGTTTATTCCGATGAGAATACACACACCGGAAGAGGAATGCATGTCGTTTATCTAGGAAGCTGAGCCGGTAAGGCTTTAACGTTAATAATTTTCATTCTTATAAGGGAGGTAAAAAGATGCCTAAGATTTTTGAATATCGTGGAGTATCTGGTCTCGTTGCAGCTGAGATTCTTGAAGACTCAACGGACAATTACACAACAGGTTCGGTTTTTGAGATCGCAGGTGTATCACAGATCCAGAAGGAAACAGACAGCAATGAAGAGGCTCATTACTATGACAATATTGCTGCAATCGTAATCTCTTCAACCGGAGCAGATACGATCACAATCGATGCTTCAGCAATTCCGCTTGACGTTCTGGCTAAGATCACTGGTCAGACATACGATGCCGCAAAGGGTATGTATGTAGAGCATGAGCGCAAGAGCAAATACTTTGCACTTGGATATGTGACAAAAACTACAGATGGAACTCTTATATATGTTTGGAGAAATAAGGGAAAGTTTGGTCTTCCTGGAGAGACAAATGTAACTGAGGATGACGGTACCGATGCAAACGGTCAGCAGCTAGTTTTCAATGGTGTAAGCACCGTTCATAAGTTTGCTAACATCGGCAACATCCCTGCTAAGTCAACAATCGTTGACACATCTGTAAATCCTATCGATGAGGCTACTTTCTTCGGTACAGTACAGACTCCTGACTCCATCAACGATGCTCCTATCGTTGTAACCGGAATCAGCGTAGCTCCTACAACTGCAACACTTTCACTTGCAGGAGGAGATACACAGCAGCTCACAGCTACACTTTCACCTAGCGGAGCAACTGGCACAATCGCATGGACTTCTTCTGATGATACCATTGCGACTGTATCTAATGCCGGACTTGTTACACCGGTAGCTGTTGGAACAGCAACCATCACAGCTACATGCGAAGGCTTCACAGCAACCTGCGCAGTAACAGTGGAAGCATAATCAATAATTTCATATTGTGGCGATCCCTGGGCGTGGCGCAAAAGCAAAGCGCCTGGGGATTTTTAAATTAAGGAGAATTAACGATGGCAACAAAAAAAGCGACTGAATTTGTAATCAATGTGTATGACAAAGAAAAAAAAATCATCAAAACAAGCAAGGCAGTTGATGCTGAGATCCGCTTCGGATCAGTGAGAAAGATTATGGCTCTGCTTAATATGGATGATCTCAATGATACAGCATCGCTCCTCAAGGCGATATATGGAGCATGGGATGAAGTGACTTATGTCCTTACAGAATGCTTTCCGGATATGGAGGAGCAGGACTGGGATAACGTTTACATCAATGAACTTATTCCGGTTATAGTCGGAATCGCAAAATCAAGCTTTTACAAACTCTTTGATATTCCTTCCGATTCAAAAAACTAGAGAGCGGCGCAGATGATGTGCCGCTTGATGAATTACTTTTCACTATTGAATATTCACTTACCAAAGAATACCCGGCATTATCTCCATTTGATATCGAAGAGAGGAGCTTCTTCCAGGTGATAGATCTATTTGCTGATACCAGAAGAGCTCAGATTCAGATAAAAAAAGAATCTGATCCTAACAGAGTGATCAGAAGACCGGCCGGTGATGATTGGTTTTAATTGTGTAACTAATGCGCAATATATACACATCTGTTGCGCACGCGAGGTATAACGGATGCCCACAGCAGATTCAACCGTAAGGATCAAAGCGGATATATCAAAGTTAAAGAGCGAGATGCAGGCCGCTGCAAGGCAGGTCAGAGTTGTCAATTCCGAGTTTAAGGCTGCTACGGCAGGTATGGAAGACTGGACTAAGTCAGAAGCAGGTCTTACAGCGAAGATTAAGCAGCTTAATGGAGTCCTTGATGGGCAGAAAAAGAAGCTTGAACTTTTAAACCAGGAGCTCGAAAAGACAAAGGAGCTTGATGAGGGTGACACTGCGGCTATCGACAGACTGAAGATTGCAATAAACAATCAGCAGGCTGCTATCGCTAAGACTGAAAAAGAGCTTGGTCAGTATAATCAGGCTCTTGAAGAGCTGCCTAAGACTCTGGATGATACCGGAGATGCTGCTGAGAAGGCTTCCGAAGGCTTCACTGTCATGAAGGCAGCGCTCGCAAATCTTATTGCGGATGGTATAAGAGCAGGCATCAATGCGCTTAAGGACTTTGCCCAGGAAGCAATTCAGGTGGGCATGGATTATGAGAGCGCAATGAGCAAGGTCGGCGCGGTTTCCGGAGCTTCCGCTGAGGAGATGCAGCAGTTGTCAGACAAGGCAAAGGAAATGGGAGAGAGCACGATCTTCAGCGCCTCTCAGAGCGCCGAGGCCTTCAATTATATGGCAATGGCCGGATGGAAGACGGAAGAGATGCTTGATGGTATCGAAGGCATCATGAATCTTGCCGCAGCTTCCGGAGCAGATCTTGCAACTACTTCCGATATTGTTACTGATGCCCTGACAGCGATGGGCTACGGTGCAAAGGATGCAGGAAGGCTCGCTGATGTAATGGCAGCAGCTTCCTCAAACGCTAATACAAATGTTGAGATGATGGGCTCAACATTCCAGTATGCTGCTCCTATTATCGGCACACTGGGGATGAGCATGGAAGATGCAGCTGTTGCTATCGGTCTTATGGCTAATGCCGGAATCAAGGGCGATAAGGCAGGAACCGCACTTCGCTCTACACTCAACAGACTTTCAGCTCCTCCAAAGGAATGCGCTGAGGAGATGGAAAAGCTCGGATTATCACTCACTGACTCTGATGGAAAGATGAAGTCTCTTAATCAGGTGATGATCGAGCTTCGCGGAGCTTTTCAGAATCTCTCAGAGACAGAAGCAACAGCAGCCGCAAAGCATATCGCCGGGCAGGAAGCAATGTCTGGTCTTTTGGCAATCGTAAATGCTTCAGATAAGGATTTCCAGAAGCTTACAATGGCCGTCAATAACTCCGCAGGAGCTGCGGAAAAGATGGCTAATACCATGAATGACAATGTTGGCGGACAGCTCACTCTCCTCAAATCAAAGATTGAAGGCATTATGATCAAGCTCTTTGAAAGAGCTTCCGCCTCTATGAAAAAAGGAATTGAGACAGTCGGTCAGGCACTTGACAAGGTTGACTGGAATAAAGTCGGAGATCAGGTTGCAAAGTTCGCTACAAAGGCAGCAGATTTCTTTGCTTACCTTATCAATAACAGTCCGAGGATAATCAGCGCACTTAAGGTGATAGGCACTGCTTTTGCAACGATATTTGTTGCTCAGAAGATTTCCTCAACTGTAACAGCAATAACTTCACTTATAACAGTGATAAAGGGAGCAAGCAGCGCTTCCGCTCTTCTTACTTCTGCAATGGGAGCTCTTGGAATAAGCATGAGCGCCCTGCCTATTATGGCGGTAGTTGCAGGAGCCGGAGCTCTTTATGCATACACCAAGAAGCAGCAGGCAGAAACTGAAGCTCTTATAAAGGCAAATTACGGCCTCACAGACTCTCAGCAGGAAATGATCGAGAAAGCTAATGAGAGCGCTGAGGCATTAAGATCCGTGAACGAAGCAAGGAAAGCCGAAGGTCAGGAGATAGACATTGCGGCAGGTAAGCTTACAGATCTTAAGGATAAGTACAATTCGCTCATTGATGAGAATGGAAATGTAAAGGAAGGCTCTGAAGAGCTTGCTCAGGTTCTCCTGGGAGAGCTTGCAGAAGGCCTCGGAACTACCATCGACAACATCAAGGAGAATATTGACGCTAATGGTAAGTTATCAGCTTCCATCGATGAGCTTATTCAAAAGAAAAAGCAGGAATTGAAGCTTGCAGCCTTTGAGGATGATTACAATCAGGCTCTTAAGGATGAGGTTGAAAACTTCAAAGCTCTTAAGAATGCCAAGGAAGAAGACCGGATAGCCCAGGAAAAGAAAAACGAGGCAGAGAAGGCTTATCTTGAAGCCAAGTCAAAGTATGAGGACGAAAAGGGAGATTATTCCGGACAGAATCTGAAAGCTCTTAATGAGACTAAGGCGGCATTTGATGAGGCCACAGCTGCAGCTAATGAAACAAGTGAAGCTTATCGCAAGCATAGCGATGTATGGGCAAGCACTCAGAGCACTATCGAATTTTATAACAAGGCGATGGAGGCTTCATATGAAGGTGATGCGGAAGCTGTAAATAATGCGCTCATCTCTATGCAGAATGGATTCGCTGATTATACAACCGCGTCAAAAAAGCAGCTTGAAGATCAGGTTACAACTACAAAGCAGGACCTTGAACTGATCCGCGAAATGTATAACGAAGGCACTGTTAACGAAAGTGTCTTAAGAGATCAAGAAGCTGCTTTTAACATTTCAAAGAAGCTTCTCGATGATTGGGTAGATAAGAACGATTCAGCAAGCGCAGAGGCAGCTAAGGCACTTGGAAAGAATACATCAGATGGATTCGTTAAGATGCAGGAAGCTGTTGAAGAGCTTTCCGGAAATACTCGCAATTCTCTGGACAATGATCTGGGAGACTGGGGAGAAATTGCAGATAAAAAGACTGATGGATTCCTCAATTCGATAACTTCAAAACTTGGAAATGTTGAGAAGGCTTCCGCAAATTTTGTTGAAGCAGGAGCTAATGCAGCAGAAGAAAATACAAAGACATTCGTTATTCCGGGAGAAAAGGCTGTTGAAACTGTTGTACAGTCGATGGAAGGCAAGCATGACACTTTGACTTCAGAAGGTGAGAAGCTTCCACAGATCGCAGCTGATGCAGCAACAGCTAATGCCGGAAAAATGAAGCCTGCCGGAGAAGAGGTTGATAATCAATATGCATCAGGTATCGATTCTAATACCGGCAAGATAAAGACTTCCTCAGAGGGAGCAGCCAAGGTAGCAGTAGATGGAGTTGATACCGGGAAGAAGGATGCTGAGACTTCTGGTGAGAATTTTGTCCAGGGATTCATAAACGGTATAGGGAATCTTTTATCAAGCGTTTATGATGCCGGAAAGAAGATGGTAAGCAACGCTCTAAGCGGAGCAAGGGATACTCAGAAGGAAGGCTCACCTTCAAAAGTAACATTCCAGAGCGGAGAGTATTTTGTTCAGGGATATGTTAACGGTATCGGTTCTCTTACAAAGAAGGCTTACCAGGCAGCAGCTAGCATGACAATGCAGTCCATTAAGGCTGTAAGAGTAACGCAGCAGGAAGGCTCACCTTCCAAGCTCACATATGAGTCCGGGCGAATGTTTACCCAGGGACTCATCAATGGAATGGTTTCACTGGAGTCTCAGCTCGTAACTACTACCAAGGGACTTGTTACAAAGACGCTTGCAGAGCTTTTAAAGCTTGAAAACTTCAATTTTTCAGAAGTGACAGCGAATGCAAGCAGCGCATTCTCATCCGGATTCCAGAAGCAGCTTGATTATATGATCGACCGGATTACATATGAGAATCAGCAGAAGGTCAAGGATTTTGACACTACTGTAAAAAATCTCCAGGACGCTGCGGATGCTGAGGTTCAGAAGAAGACTCAGGAATCACAGAAGAAGCAGAATAAGATTCAGAAGAAGATTGAGAAGAATGCGGAAAAAGAGCAGACCAAATCCACCAAGGCAAAAGCCAAGAAACTAAAGAAGCAGCTTGATAATGAGAAAAAGCGCCTTGATCAAGCGACTGACAAAATAAACGAAGCATACGATAAGCAGATTGAAGAGCAGAAGAACATGAAGGAATCCTACCAGGAAGCCTCTTCTGCAATGATCAAGGAATTTACCCAGGCAATGCAGGAGTATCAGACTGCGGCTCAAAAGCTTATCGATGACACGATGAATAAGATCGCTGATGACTACCAGAGTCAGTATGATGCTCTTATTTCAAAGCAGGATAACCTGATCAGCAAGCTTAAGAGTGCCGGTGATCTCTTCAATGTATCTGGTGCTAATGTCATGACAATAAATGATATTAAGGCTCAGACCGAGAGCATTAAGCAGTATGCTTCAAAGCTCCAGAAGATCAAGGAGAAGGTATCAGGAGATTTGTTTGATCAGATAGCCTCCTACGATATGGACCAGGGCGAAGCATTTATCGATAAACTCTTATCCATGACAGATGAAGAGCTCAAGGCTTATTCAGATGCCTACGATGAGAAGATGAAAGTCTCTGAGGAACTTGGAAAAGGCATCTATAAGTCAGATTTTGATAAGATCGCAGCAAATTATAAGACTGCTATGGAAAAAGCCTTCAAAGACTTACCTAAGCAGCTTGAGGATCTTGGATGGCAGTCCATGAAGGGCTTCCTTCAAGGACTAACTGGAAATACTGATTACATGACAGAATCGGTGAAGACATTCATTGCCGGCATGGTTGATACCTTTAAGAAGCAGCTAGGTATACATTCGCCTAGCAAAGTGACAATGAATCTCGGAGAGCTCTGCGGAGAAGGCTTTGCAGACGGTCTAAGGGATATGGTCAAGACTGTCCAGAAGGCTGCAAAGGATGTTACAAACGCAGTTAAGGACAATCTGGATCTGAGCGCCGATGTGAGCGCTGCAAAGAACCTCATAAGCAATGCCTCAGGATCATCCGGACTTAATAGATCAACAGGAGCTTTTGTTGGCGATAAGACTCAGAATATCATCTTTAATCAGTACAATAATTCGCCTAAGGCTCTTGATAGATTGACGATTTACAGACAGACAAATAATGCATTATTCAGTGCGAAAGTGGGGTTGAGCAATGTTTAAGATGATTTTTGAAAACCAAAACGGCACACAGCTTCACTTCGGAGAAGGATATCCTTTCACAATCATTGAATTTACCGGAATGAATCCACCTAGCGCGACTATTAATACAAATGAGTCTGCGCTCGTGGATGGAGCGAAGTTCAATTCTTCAAAGCTCAATATGCGTCATGTGCAAGTCGCATTTGTGATCGAAGAGGATGCTGCGAAGAATCGCCTGGAAGTATATAAGGTTCTCCAGAGCAAGAGATATTTAAAGATTTACTACAAATCTGAGCTTTTGGATGTATTCCTTGAAGGTTATGTGGAGAGCTGCGATGTTTCGCACTGGGCAAAGAAAAATGTTGTGACGTTGTCGGTCCTTTGTCCGTTCCCTTATCTGAAAGTTGCGGATGAGGTCATTTCAGAATTTAGCAGCGCATCTTCATTATTCCATTTTGCTTTTGCATCTCCTGCGGATCCTCCGCAGCTCGTTTTCGGAGAAATATACGATTTCGTGGGAGCAAGAGTGGAGAATGCCGGAAATGTGCCTTGCGGACTGATATTCAAGCTTTATGCGACCGGATATATAGGTTATCCCAAAGTAATGGATAGAAATACCGGTGAATTTTTCCAGATCAATATTTCCATGATTGCAGGAGATCAGATCATCGTGGATACGACTCAGGGATATCGCAAGGTGATCCGCATAAGGGACGGAGTTGAAAAAAACATTTTCAACAACTGGGATCCTGATAGCACATGGCTACAGCTTCCGGTGGAAGGGTCTACTTATGTATATGGAGTAGCCTCCGGAAGTGCGGAAGATCTTACGGTCGATATAGAGCATTTTGATTTGTTTGAGGGAGTTTAAATGCAAAGTGAGAATATGGTGCCCATTATCCTTGATGATTCTTATCAGAGGATTGTAGAAATTGATGATTATTTAAGCTTCATATGGACCACAAGATTTTATGCGCCGGGTGATTTTGAATTATGCGTTGATATCGCAAGGCTTGAGTATATCCAAAAAGGCTACTATGTATCGAGAAAAAATGACGAATATCCCTGCATCATCGAGAAAGTTGAGATCAAAAGGACAGATGAAGGTCAGGAGATGGTCATTGCATCGGGGAGAAGCGTTGAGGCCATCCTTGAGCGGAGAGTTATCTCCACACAGCAGCAGATCACCGGATCAGTTGCGGAAAGCATCCTGACTCTTGTAGATGATAACGTTTCACATCCTGCGACTGTGGCAAGGCAGATTAGTAACTTTACAGCTGAGAATCTATCAGCTTCAACCGCGACAGTTGATGCGCAGTATCAGGGGCAAAATCTCCTCGAAACGGTTGCAGAGCTTTGTGAATCAAATGCAATCGGAATGAAGTGCCGATTATCAGCAGGCCATTATACACTGCAGCTATTTGACGGAGTTGATAGATCTTACAACCAGATAGTGAATCCGCGTGTGATCTTCTCTGATATATACGATAACCTCCTGAACTGCGATTATGTGTCGAGCATCGAAGGATATGCAACTGATGTACTAGTTGGAGGAGAAGGCGAAGGCACAAGCCGGACAATGGTATGGAGTGCAAAAGAGACTAAGAGCGGACTTGATAGATACGAAAAGTTTCTGGATGCATCAAGCGCGGTATCAAATGATCACATCATTACTCAGGAGACATATGAGAAGCAGCTCGAAGGTCTCGGACTTGCTGAGATAACCGATTACACAACAGCTTTTTCCGGAGAAGTCAATTTCGATTCTGTCAACTTCGGAATCGATGTAGAAGTGGGGGATATCGTCACGATAGAGAACCGGAGATGGGGACTTCATATCAATACGAGAATCCTTGAAGTGATTGAAAGCGTTGGAGAAGATGGAGCTTATGCAATCATTCCAACGTTTGGAGTATAAAGGAGGAGAAAATGGCGATAAAAGGAATGTTTTTCGATGCCGTGGAGAGCGGAGGAGTATACGATCGCACATACAGCGCTTCGGATTTTTCCTCATATCTTCATAACATTGTCGGAAATGGCGTATTTCCGAATCCGTCCACTAATCTGCAAGTTTATCCGAGTAGTGGAATGAATATCATTGTAAAAGCCGGCGAAGCATGGATTGAAGGGCATAAGATTTTAAACACTCAGGATGCATCTTATACGATCTCCGGATCCGATGCTCTTTATGCCAGAATTGACCGAGTTGTTGTTTGTTGTGATTATGATGGCCGCAAGATGGATATTAAGGTCAAAAAGGGAACTCCGGCAGCATCTCCGGCGGCACCTGCATTGACAAGAAATAGCTCTGTTTATGAAATGAGCCTTGCGACAATCAATGTGAGAAGAGCAGCTACTGAGATCACAGCAGCAGATATCATTGACACAAGAGCTGATTCAGAAGTGTGCGGATGGGCAGCAGGCGTCATTCAGCAAGTAGATACATCAACGCTTTTTAATCAATACAATGCAGCATATGCAGCATATTTTGAGGATATCCAGGCACAGGTTGAAGATTTCGTAAGGACGCTCACGCAGGAGCTAAAGCTTAATACTTACCTTGCAGAGTATGAGAAGCGCGAGACAACTACTGGAAATGCGCCTCTTGTTCAATTTTCACCTACTGGATATAGCTATGATCCATCCGATGTGATCTTTGTATATCTCAATGGACTTCTGGCTAAAAAGAACACAGATTATGAGATTGTTTATGAGAATAATACGCTGTACATTCATTTCTTTTATGAGAATTTGAATAATGATCCTCAGGATATTGAAATCAGAGTATTGAAGACCAGGATGGCAATAAGAATCATATCAGCAGTAGGAAATGGAATCATAGTAAGTAATGGAAATAATCTTATAGGAGGATAATAGTATGTCAGATAAGAGAATATATGATTTAACAGAAGCGTCCGTTGTCGGTGCAGATGATTTTCTTGCACTGGATAGCTCGGAATTTTCAGAGACCAAGAAGATCAAGCTGAGCACACTTACAAATGGACTTGTTTTTAAGGAAAGTCTTACGAATCTGATCATCAACTCTGATACAAATAACACCGGATCCACCATTACTAAAGGTACTGTATTCTATCTTTACGGTGAGTTGTGCATCGCACTTGTCGATATAGCTTCCGGAGCAGAATTTACTCCGGATACTAACTATAATAACATCACAGTTGGCGGACAGATTGCTGATTTAAAGTCTGCTTTATCGGTGGAAGAACTTAGTCCGTCTTTACTGACTTTCCCATTAGATACGAGTGACAAAACTGTAAAATTTTATAAGATGGGCAAGTTACGTATGTTGTCATTTATGCTTTCTCAAAGAACACATTCAGAAGACGAAGTATTTATTCAGATACCATCAGAACACAGACCGATTTCAACTTGTTTCCAAACTGCCGAGATATTCGGTGGAGCTATAGGAGTTAGAATGCAAGCATACGGCTCTGGAGATGTAGTTGTATTCTCCATAGATAATGATACCGCCATAGCACAAGCGCGTATGTATGGAAATTTTGTTTGGTTCGCTGAATGATAATAATACCCTACTATCCCATACAAGATAGTAGGGTATTAAGTATTAAGGCAGAAGCATACTATTATTCATATATCCTATAACAGCTGTAATAGTAATCTCTTGAGGTGAACTAGTCTGATTATAAATATATACATTTATATTATTATTATCATCAAAGTGAAAACCTTTAATAATTATTTCATTTCCTGCATTTATATCAAAAACAACTCTCCTATAACCAGTTTTAGGCGGTACATTATTAAGTGTCCAGTAATCATCACCGACTGCTGTTGTAACAGTTTTTTCTCTTACAATAAAGTTAATTAAAGCAGACTTTATTGTAGTAAATTAGGACTTTATTCATGTAGGTATAGTTGGAAGAATTATAAATTTTATTAAAAAGGTAATGAAGTAAAGAAAACTGATATGACACTAGTAGGAATTACGATCGTTTGCATTCTACTTACACCGACAATGTTTTATATATTTGCAGCAGAAGGGGGATATAGAACCCTATTTGAGATATGGCTAGACAACTAGTTACTAAGGCAAAAAATAGAACTTTATTGTAGTAAATTAGGTCTATTAATCAGAGTAAATGCAGGTTATAATAAATATGTGGTAGATTGATGCAAGTCCATGTACTCAACAGCGTGAAGTAATCGAAAGTTAATGTTGAAGCGTTATGGACGAAGGGACTTTAAATTGGTGGATAAAAACAGACGCATCCCACCAGCCACATATCAAAATAAGCAGACTTTAACGAAGCAAAAATGATATAATGACCTATATTTGAGGAGGTCTAAAATGGGAAATTGGGAAGACAACTATTATTATAATAATGCACAACCAATGGTAAATATGTCTTTAGATGAAATTATTGAAGATGCAAAGGCAAGATTAGCAATTGCTAAACCTCCTTTTGTTGTAAGAATATATGATAAAAATGGTAATTTAGTTTTTTCGGATGATAAGTAATAAGAAGACTTTATTGTAGTAAATTCAGATGCTCGGAAGGGTATCAAGGGCAGCAGATGCCAGTAAATCTGTTAATAGGGAGCAGACCGGAAGGCCTGCTCCTTGTTTGCCTTAAATCTTACGAAAATAATATAATATAAGAGACATAAATGAGCCGTTGAGCCTGCGATCTTAGGATCGTGGGCTTTTATTTTTTGCAAAATAGGAGGAAAAGGACTTATGAAGTATGCAATTGTTAAGGTAAGCAATGGAAGTTACGAAATTTATTCAGAAGGCATTACTGATGTGAAAAATGCGAAAGTTCAGTTTCATGGACTTTGTCAGACGCTCTGGAATGCTCCGGATGTGATCACAGCTTGTGCAATGATCGTTGATGAGAATCTTGATGTTGTAGAAGGATATAAGGAGTTTATCGCTCATCCTTCAGAGGCAGCAGGTGAATAATGGGCGCATGGGCGCTTACATGCGCCGTTAATTCTCAAAAGCGCCTTCCGTTGTATGACTGCAGCGGTTGGCGCTTTTGGTATGTCCTTAAATGGTAAAGAGCCCAGGAGGACTAATCCCAGGCTCTTTGCGTTGGTATTTTATAAGATTTCGATAGGAAGATTTTATCTTATAAGATTGCGCTTTGTCTATACCTTTTTTGAAAATAATCTGACTAATTTTTATAATATTGGTATGTCTTTTCTTTACTGCTTTAACTGTTCTATTAGCCTAGAGAGCTTCCGTCCCTACCTTGCGGAAGCTCTTTTGTTTTATGTCTGACTATATAATATAATTAAAGCAACATAATTATATCCTTTTTGTTTAGTTGAGTGCATCAGAAATGCATCTGGATCATGTGGAGATTCGGATGCATTTTGCGTTATGTACAATGCATTAAATTGCACTGTACGTAATACATTAAAATTTCCAGTAGATAGTAATGTCTTCACCATCAATCAGAATCTTATCAATGAGTTCACTGACAACAGCGTGAATTTCTGAATTAGTGCCATTTTTAAGTAGTCCTGGAATCATTTTAATGATCTTTTTGAGCTCTTTAATCTCAGATTCTTTTTGCTTCTCATCCTCAGCCTTGATAAGCTCTTCCTGCAGGATTCTCTTTTTACTATCAAGATCGTCTATTTTGCTTTTTATAATTTCGACAGGCATTGATTCAACGGCGTAGAGATCAACGAGCTTAGATACCTGATCATCAATCTTTGACAGCTCAGCTTTAATTGCACGGATGTTGTCAATCTTTGCCGGGGATGATTTTATTTGATTAAAGTATTCCGGATCCGAGGAAAGCTTCATGAGCTCTTCATATACTAGGCCGGTCAGCTCTTCAAGGTCCCATACTTTATTTTTGCACTTCACATCCTTGAATTTTGGATTTCCACGAGGTTGTCTTCCCTGGCAAGTGTATCTTATATATTTATATATCGTCCCATTTCTGTGCAAACTTATAGTATTACGATAATATTTTCCGCCACACTGGGCGCAATATATAAGGCCTCCGAGAGAAGATGATATTTTCCCTGGATTCATATTACATTTAATATCATTTTTTCTTTTATCCAGAATCTTGTGCACGGATTCATACTGATCAGCACTTATGATAGGCTCATGATTACCTTCAATCCATTTTTTTCGAAATTTTATGCAACCAAGATAAGCTTTAGAATAGAGCACATTTCGTACACTAGGAGGATTCCATTCTGATTTCTTAGATCTGAAGCCTTCCTCATTTAGGATATTTGCAATCTGCCTTAATCCTTTTCCTTCCTGAGCATAGTCGAAGATCTTTTGTACAACCATTGCTTCATAGCTATTTATAACAAGTTCTTTTTCTACGAGATCATATCCATAAGGGATTCCTCCGCCTCCGGAGAATTTACCTTTTTTTGCCCTGGCTTCTTTGCCCATTTTTAAACGTTCTTTTATCTGCTCACGTTCAAGCTGAGCAAAAACGGCAAGGATTCCCATGATGGCCTTGCCGAATGGAGTAGAAGTATCAAAATTTTCGCTCATTGATATGAAATCAACGTTGTTTGCCAGGAGAATGTCTTCGATGATCATCAGAGTGTCCTTCTGAGATCTGGAGAGTCTATCAAGCTTATATACTATAACCTTCTCAAATTTACCTGCAGCTGCATCAGATATCATCATCATGAGTGCAGGTCGAGTCATGTTAGCTCCGGAGTACCCGGGATCGGTATAAATTTTATATACGTCCCATCCATGAGCCTCAGAATATTTCTTAAGACGTTCAGTCTGCTCTCCGATAGAATAACCTTCGGTGGCTTGCTCCTGAGTTGAGACTCTAACATATAGTGCAACATTCATTCTTTATTACCTTTATTTCTTAATTTTCTTATCAAATCGATAAGAGTATCTATACCGGTAGAGAAAATTCTGCATTCCTCCGGAGTAAGAGGCTTATTGTCAATTGTAAAAGTTCTATCACTCTGTTGAAGCTCAACAAACAAAGAATAAGCTTCTAATCTCCTTGATAACCTTATATGTTTTTCTGAAGGCTTCTCAACGATGATTCCATTTACAATAAGTGCATCAGCGCTAATATGAAGAGCCTTGCAAATTTCAAAAACAGTATCTATATTAGCCTTCCCCAGATCATGAGATAGAAGAGATGCAACAGTACTATATTTAAGATTCTTATCTATCGTAAATTGCCTAACACTCTTGTATTTCATGCAAATATAATTCTTTAAAACTTCTTCTCGTTCCATACATTCTCACCTCATAAAAATGATAATTTACGAAATCTCATAAATCAATTGAAATTTACGAGATTTAAGAAAAACTGCACACTTATAAACAAAAGTTTATTTTACTCCGTAAACTATCTTTACATTTACAGAACTTTGTTTATAATTAATTTACGGACTTTAGTAAAAGTTTATAAAATTTACAGAACAATGGAAGGAGGAGTGAGCATTGGTTGAACTAGCTTATCCAGTACTTGAAGCGGAGATGAGATTCCAGAATTTATCTTTGAGGAAAATGCTCATGAAAACAGATCTAAAATATTCCACTATGATCACTAAACTCAAGACCGGTAAAAACTTGTCTGTTGATGAAGGTATTGATATTAAAAATGCCCTAAACACAGAAAAGAGTGTTGAGGAATTATTTGGAGAAAAGAAGGTTTCTGCATGATTAAGCACATATTGAAAAATGGGCAGCAGGTGGATTCCATTGAAGGAATTGTAATCAAGATGGAAGACTTTCCGCGTGTTTACGAGATTATGGACATTGTGAATGCCAGACTTGCAAGAGAAAGAGAATCGGAAGATAAGTGATCAGAATCGAGGGGGATTATGAAAACTAAAGTATCACTTTTCGTGCTCGTAATGGCAGCAGCTCTTGCTTCCCTTATCCCAGTAAAAGGCTATGCGGAAGATGCAATGCTTAAAAAGATAAGAGCGACATGCTATTGCGAGCATGGAATCACATACTCCGGATGCCAGACACATGAAGGTATCATCGCAGGGCGGAAGGAAGACATAGGAAAAGTTGCTGCAATATATGCAGTTTCGGAAGACGGTAGCGTTGGGGATTTTATAGGCTATTTTGAGATAAGAGATTGCGGAGCCGGATTCGACACAGACGGAGATGGACGTGGCGATTCGACTATCACCGGAAAAACGGTTGATGTTTTCCGGGAGGATATGGGAAGAGTTAAGGACTGGATCAAGACATATGGGGATTATGTATATATCTTGATCATTGATTGTGAGGGGTAAAGCAATGAACAAGGACAAACATACTCTAATTGCCGCCTTTTTTGGCGGAATCATCACCGGAATATCTATTACTAGACTATCTTTATATACCCAAAAACTACTAACCGAAAAACCTGATCAGTGTCCGTATTGCGGATTTTACTTAGATGAGGAGGATTGAGCATGATCAAATCTCCTATCATCAAAAGCCCTACCATACTGGAACAATGGATGATTCCTGAACTTCCTGATATGGAACAAATAGCAGTAGTAAGAGAAAAAGCAAGGAAGTATGATGAGCTGCTCCTGCTTCTTAAGGAAAATGAGAAGCGTTATGAGCATCGGATCGAACTTACCAAGTCTTTTATACCTAAAACTATGGATAATCCCATTGATTTTTATAACAAGGGGACTCTTTTAGGATATGAGGATGCAAGGTCTGATATTCAGCTACTACTGGAATTTTGCAATAAGTAATCATGCATGGTACCTACATGCTTTCCATAGGGAAATTATCACAAAATATCTGCTTTAGCGCATGATCTAAAGTCAAAGGGGGTGATTTGAGATCAGAAGATATTTAAAAAGGGCAAAGTACCGGAATCATAAGGTCACTATAGGCGAGGCTACTTATGACAGCATGAAGGAGTATAACCGTTATCTTGAGCTTCTTAATTTGCAGCTTGAAGGGAAGATATCGGATCTCCGGAGACAGGTGAAGTATATCCTCATTGAAGCTCAAAGAGAGCCGGACATAGTTGGTCCCAGAGGAGGAATAAAAAAAGGCAAACTTCTTGAGAAGGAGTGTGCTTATTTTGCCGACTTTGTATATAAGCTCACGGATACCGGAGTCACAATTGTTGAAGATACAAAGGGAGTCCGGACAAAGGACTACATCATTAAAAGAAAACTCATGCTGAAAAATTTCGGCATAAGAATAAGAGAAGTTTAGGGGGATAAACATTATGGATGCATCCAAGGAAAGCATCAAGATCGGCAAGCCGGTCAACAAGATCATGATCAGGATAGGCCAGGATGATTATTTTACGGACAACGATATCATCCTTCCTATCGATATCAGATCAGATGGGGAATTCATGCTTAAGCTATCATCAATGGCCACTAAGCAGGGTTACCATGTAGCAATCAATGCAGAAGTAGAGGAGTAGAGGTATGAGCAGCGACAAGATGTATTACTTCCTAAAAGCTTCTACAGAATACTTTCTGCAGAATCTTGAAATGAGGAAGCTCCGCCGCAAGGAGCATGGAGCTGAGATGGTAATTATATACCATAAGCTCATGGCTGATTCCTTAGATTATGGCGGACATATATACTTTGAAGGTACTCTGGAAGAATTTGCCGAAGACTTTTCAATTATGAATTGCGAGGAGGGGGACATTGTCCTCCAGTGTGTCCTGGAATGTCAAAAATTGAAGCTTATCGATGTGGAAGATGGGCATCTTTGTTTCAAAAAGGCCCCGGATCTTACATCAAAAGAGACTGAAAGCGCAAGAAAAAAGAGAAGACAAAGAGCTATGAAAAAAGCTCTTGAAGCCGCAGAAACAGTGGAAGAGACTTATCCTGCAGCTGAGCCTGAAATCATAAGGGGGGACAATGTCCACCCTAAAGGGGACAATGTCCCAGAGTGTCCACCTAAAGTAATTAATACTAATACTACTAGTAGTATTAATAATATTAATATTAATAACTTAAATTTTAGAAAAGAAGAAGTAAAAGAAGAAAAGAGCACTCCTGCTCCTGAGAAGGCAACCATAGTACCGATAGTTGACTTCGACCGGATAAAGGCGAGCTTTTTAAAATACTGGCCGGAAAAGCCGTGCTATTGCACCAAAAAACGCAAGGCGCTCATGAGAGAGCTTGTTGGAGAATTTGGCTATGATGAGATTGATGCCGGAATGAAAAAGGCAAGGGAGTCTCCCTTCCTTCGAGGAGAGCAGAGCGATAATGGAATCCCTTGGATTTTGCATTTTACCTGGCTTATTAACGCTGAGAATTTTGCAAATGTCCTTGAAGGCAAGTATGATGAGAGGCCTCCGAGGAAACTAAAGGCAGCAGCTCCAAGATACCAGAGCTTTGACCAGAGAGATTACAGCATGGGCGATCTTGAATCTATGCTAGTTGAGAATTATTAAAAAAAATAAGCGCAGTAACCGTTGATTTGCATTTACTGGAGGGGGAATCATGATCAAATGCAAGCACGATGATTGCTTTACTTGTCCATATCCTGATTGCATTGCGGAGAATGCTGCAAGAGAAGAAAAGTCAAGGAGCCGGAGAAAACTCACTCCGGATGAGATTAAGCGCCGAAAAAGGGAGATAAACAAGAAGTATTATAGCAAGAACCGTGACCGGATCAGCGAACTACATCGCGACTATTACAAGAAAAAAAAGAAATCTAGGGAGGGCAAGTAGGATCAATGGATAAGACAAACAACGAAGAACTTTCAAAAATATTTTTAATAAATCCGGAAAATAGAAGGGTTGCACATAATGTGGCAATGTGCGTTTGTTCTTTTGCGGATGTAATGGGCATTAGTGAAAATAAAGCATTTTACATTCTTATCATTGCAGCTAATGCCGATTTAGAGAAAAATCGCAGCAGATATTTAAGGCTGATAAATGAAATCAAGGAAGAGATCATTGCAGCTAATGCCGATTTAGAGAAAAATCGCAGCAGATATTTAAGGCTGATAAATAAAATCAAGGAAGAGATTTTGAATATTTTAAAAAAATAGCAAAGGATAAAGCAGTTTTGAAAAGACATACGGAAGTAGTAACCAGAGATTATAGCAAGCACTTTTGGAAAAAAGTTGCAGGAGGGGAAGCTAGAAAATGGGACTTGTGGAAACGTATGTCAACATATCAAGCTATGAGGAATATGAGATCGAGGCTTATCACCTTGAGAGACCGGAAGCGAATGAAGTGATCCAGGCTTTACAAAAGCAGATACCGGTCAAGGCAAGGATTGAGGCAGCAGGTGAGAAGACGATATCCGGAATATGTCCAAAATGCGAGAGCGAAATTTATTACTTCGTGGAAGGATATAAGCCGAGCTATAAAAATTATTGCCGGCATTGCGGTCAGAAGATTGACTGGAGTAATGCGATCTCATAAAAAGCTCCAAAAAT